GGGAAATAACTCTCCTCCGGAGTGCCCCTTTATTTTTATGTCTACTCTAGACATAAATTTAGAGGACTTAACTTTTAAGGAATAGGAGGTCATATGTCGTTTAAAGGGAGAGGTTTGGAAGTACTTTTTCTCGCTATGTTTGGAGGATTTCTCCTCCTCGCATACGTGATATTTGTACTTGTTCCAAACCTTTCGTTCTCTATTCAACATTCTCCAATTATTCCTTAATTACTCCTTAATTGGAGCGGCCGTCAGTACGTTACTGACTTTTTCTCTTGGAAAGGAGAAGATCGTGTCTGTTGAGTCTTATGAAACTGTGAGTGACCGGCAAGTTTGTGAACTACCGGCTTGGGAGTCATGGTGGCCTGGTCTAAATGGCTGTAGTGGTGTAAACAATACTTTTGGTTACACCTCCTACGTTTTACCAGCTGGATCAACCCAATACTATAACCCCTTTGACGAAGTGATTACGCGAGACACCCGACATCTGAAAGGACGTCGGTCTGGCTCGCCACCATTTCGTCACACTCCTTATTTCATAGGGCGTGTAACTACTCGTAATTACTTACTGAAGCGTAAGGTCGGTGTTGCTTGGGCAGCCGCATTTTTACAATACGGCTCTGTTCCCAAAATAGGGAGCACTTGCACAAGAACACCAGATCATTACGATCAAGTAGGTCCTTACGAATCTAGTTACAACTTGACAACGCACCTAGACACCTCAACGCTTTATACTGTTTCCAGTATTAGCGCCGCGGATGTCTCTGCTGCCGAAACGGCTGTTTCGAACAGTGCTATAGACTCGGCCCTAAGTTCTTACGATCTCCTCACGGATATCGCAGAATCTAGGGAAATTCCGGGCTTAGTACGTTCGATTTCTTCTGATATTTACAATATCATGAGAATGCTTCATGGTCGTTATAACATTAACGATCTGAGAGCTGCAGCATTCATGCCATTAGTTGAGCTTCTAAAACATCCTAAAAAGATGCTTCGAAGACTCGGTAATGACTGGATGCGGTACCGTTACGGCATCATGCCGTTAATATACTCTTATCGCGATATCATGAAAACCATGAACCGTGGTCAGAGTGTATCTACAAGTAAAGTACAAATTCTATTGCCGCAACCTACTGGTGTATCTCTACCTTCTGCCGCCACTCAATATAAGTGGCGAGAGACTGTTGGAGATGTCACTGTAAGAGCGTCAATATTTCAGTACTTTACCTACAGCGAGGTGGCACGATTATCTGGCATAGGATTCAATCCCTTTGTAACAGCTTGGGAATTGGTCCCATACTCTTTTGTCATAGACTGGTTTGTGGATATCGGTAGTTACATTAACCGAGCCACAAGTCAGACTCTTGCACAACAGAGTTATGCCAGCATTTCCCGTCGCGAGAACCATTCCATCAAGACATGGGTACATTATCCTAATAGCGATCAAACGATCGCTTGTGCGATGAAGTACTCATACTTGTGGTTTGGGGCAAAACCAGCTACGTTGCCCTCTAAGGTGTTTTATCGCCCTGAGGAGTCTCAGCTTCTTACTGAAGTTGAAACTGATGCATACCATCGTTGGCTTTTGCCACTTAGCGCCGCTCGACCCGCGATTAGTATTAACCTTAATTGGCGAAGACTAATCGATTCGGCCGTGATGGCTAATAACCGCCTAGGTGCTTTTTCAAAGTACCTAAAAGGCAAATAACCATAGGATAAAACAATGGCTTCAGTGACTTTATCAGTCAAGAGCCAGGATAATAGTGGGGTAACCTACGCCGATCCTGCAAAGCCGGACATGACAGTTCGGTTTCGATTTAGCTCCACCGTGAAACAACTTAACGGTGTGGCCGTCCCCAATTATGCTACCGAAATTATCGGAAACGATAATAACGCGATCACAATTGGTGACGTTTCTGCCCAAGACGCTTTAAGCGTAAGAGTGCGTGTTTCTGGCACTCTATTGTCTAAAGGTCGCCTTCGGGATATTCTCACATCCATCGCTGCTCAAATAGCAACGTGGGATACTGAGAATGTCATGCAAGGATTCCGTCCAACAACCGCACCGGCCATTAACGATGCTCTTTAATTAGAGGATCGTTATATGTCTAATGCTTCTGTTGGAGGAACGCCGTGCACGACAAAGGCTCAATCAGGGCTGTTAACATTCGGATACGGGATTTTATTGACGATCATTCCAATGATGGCCAATTATCTCGTACAGCGAGTTTTGCAAAAGCTAAACTTGCCGCCAAATTCGAATCTCCCCGAAGTGACACCAACTCCAGACGTCGTCAAGACGCTTGGACTCGGTGGATCGACTTCGACAATCAGCTCCATATAGATGGGGTTTTAGGCCCACACTGGGCGAAAGCGCGTCTTATAGTACGTGATATCCTAAGTGATTTTCGCTTGGGACCTCTCACGTTTACTAATGGTTCAAGTTTTGTCCCATTAGGTAACAAACTCTCGATAGCTTTTAAGCTATCGGAAGATTGGACTATCTCGCATGATTGCTTTGACATCTTTGCCAATTATTCATATTGGCACAGAGCCTTGCGTCATGCGACAAAGAAGCGCTTTACTCGCTACTGCAGAAACAAAGGCCTGAATGAGAAGCAATTAAATTATAAACTCTGGAACCGGT